ATAGAGCGGAAACGCCACGCGCTGCGCGTTCTCGTTGGCACCGGTGAACGTCAGGACTTTCTTCTGATGTTCGACCGCCGCCGTGGTGTTGAGCTTCTCGACGGCGTTGAGAATATCGTTCATCGAGCGGCGATCCAAAGTTATATCGGCGCCAGCGGCTTTTTGCAGGATTTGCAATTCCGCATTGCTCTGCGATCCGGTGCCGGCCACTTGCGGGCGCAAGGTGCCGAGAATGCCGCTGATGTAATTCTTGAAGGCTTCGGTCGGCGGAATGCGCGGGTCGGAAGGGGCGCCAACGGCAGCCAGCGTCTTAGCGATAGATAGCTGTAGATCGGCTCCGGTGCCGGTGAACATTTGCGGATCGCTGTTGAGCGCCGCCCTGGCGTTGTTGATGCCTGCCGCCGATGCCGGCAAGGTTCTCACGTTGGGAAGATTCTCCTTGATCGGCGACAGCGCATCCTCGCGCGTCATCCCGCCGAATTGCTCATACTCACGCTGCTTGCGGGCAGCGTCTTCCTGCGCCTGCTGCAATTCGAGCTGGGCTTTCGGCGTGCCCTGCTGCAGGGAGATTTCCTGCGCCTTTTCCCAGGTGGCGAGGTCGGCTTTGTAGGCCTCCTGGCGCTGCGCCAGATCGGCCTGGCGCTTTTGCGCACCGTAGGCGATCCACGGCTGCGCCAGGGCTTGATAGTTCGGATCGTTGGGGTGCGCGCGCAGCATCTGCAGGCCCTTGATTTCCTCCGGTGTCGGCCGCTGATCGAGAACCGGCGGCACCGGCTTGCGGTCGGGCACTTGCTGCGGCGCCAACGAGCCTGGCGCCGCTGGCGGCAAAGGGGTCGGTACCGGCCGCGATAACGGTCCCGGCACGCTGCCGATCGGCGCCTCGGCAGGGACGCCGGCTACCGCCGCAGGTGCGGGAGGCGGCACAACGGGGCGCGGCGGAATGCTGGTCATGACCGGTGGCGTGCCGAGATCGGCCGATTGCGTGCCGGCATCAGGCGGCTGCGCCACCATTCGCTCCGTTGCCCCGAGCGGCGCGAACGGCGCCGGTTGCCCGCCGCCGATCGGCGCATTGGCCAGCAACGCACGCTGCGTCAGCGCCTGCGCCAGCTTGCTGCGTCCGGCATTGACGTCGCCCTGAGTGGCGCCTGCCGCGATGGCCTGCGAGCTCATCGGTGCGTCGTCCTGCGCAACGATCGGCGGCGTAAAAGCCGGTGATGGCGCGGCATCGGGCGCCGCCGCGTCGGACAGTGCCGGCGGCAATACCGCTTCCGGAATCACCGGCTGCCGCGGCGACGCCGGCACAGCGTTGTCCGTCACATCCGCGCGTTGATCCGGCGCCGGTCCAAGGCCGGGAATCGGCGCCGACTTGCCGGCCTCGATCAGCGCCGCTTCATAGGCGCGTTCCTGCGCGTCCAGCCGGTTCATCTTGAAAGCATCGGTGAGATCGCTCGCAGCGCTGTAAAGACCCTCGCCGACCGTAGTCGGGTACGGCCTGCGGGCGCTCTGAGCGGCAATAGCCTCGGCGATCTTGCGCCGGCTTTGCAACTGCTGGAGACTGAGCGGCGATTCCGCCGGCGCATCGGCATAGAAACTGAAGGAGCCGGGAAGCAGGCCCTCCAGCGGATTATTGGACGGTGCCGGGGCCATTTTACGCCGCCCTCAATATGCCGCCCATGACGCGGCTCGGATCGATGTATTTCATGCCGCGCCGATCCTGCGCCACGGCGTCCGGATCGACCTTCTCGACATCCTGCGCCATCGGTCCGATATGCGATGTCGAGGCCGGATCGTCCTTGTAGCTATACTGATAAATCGGCAAATCGGCGAGCTTCTGCGGCGTCGCCGTGAACACGCTGCCGACCTTGTGGATGTTTTCCTTCAGCCGCACGTCGGATGCGACAGCGGCGCTCCCCACTTTGCCGAGCGCGCCGAACAGGCCGCCGACGATATTGTTGTAGTTCGCGCTCTGCTGCTTGTAGCTGTCCAATGACTGGCTGAAGTTGGTGTTGATCAGCCCGGCGATGTCGGTGGTCGGGATTTTCGTCCCGGATGCGTTGATGAAATTCGGGTTGGCGACCTGCGAGCCCGACAGCAGCGAACTGATTTCGTTGATCGGCTGATCGCGCAGCGCGTATTGCTCGGTCAGCGCCTGGCTGCGGGCGGTCTGCTGGGCGTTGAACAGGCTCTCGGCCTGCGCCTGCTGCTGCGCCAGCGCGGCGTTATAGGCTTGCGTCTGCGTCGCCGCCTGCTGAAACATGTTGGTCTGCGCAGTGTTCTGGAACTGAGCGAGGTTTTGCGCCAGAGAGGCTTGCAGTTGCTGCTCCTGACCGCCCTGCGCAGTGATGCCGAGCATCTGATCGTTGATGCCGCGATTGTAGTTATCCATCGCCGCGGTATAGGCCGGCGAGCCGTACTTGATGCCCTGGTCCGAGAGCTGGGATTGCAAATGCGAGAGCGCGAGCTGGTTCTGCGGCTGCATGCGCTGGAACAGCGAATTCTCGACATTGGCACGCTGTATCGTGCCCTGCGAGTTATCATACGTCGTCTGCTGCTGCCCGCTCGGCGCAATGCCGTATTGCGGCGCGCCCAGATTGGTGAGCAGCGACGGATCGCCAGGACTGGGAACGTTGCTCAAATTGATCGGGCTGCCGAGCAGTTGCTGCAATTGCGCGCTCGACATGTTGGCGAGCGACGCCAGATTGAGTTGCGCGCCCTGCGATTGATTGAGCGTCGCCTCCCCCTGCGGCGTCAGCGTCTGCGTCGCGGTGAATTGCGGAATGCTGTAATTCGCCCCGCTGACCGGATCGGTGAAGTCATAGGTACCGCTATTGCTGAAATCCAGATTGCCCTGCGGCGTCACCTGATTGACGTTGCCCAGATTGGCGTTAGCGATCGCGGTGGCGACATTGGTCGAAGTCGCCGCGCTGGCGGTGGCGTATGGGTCCGGCGGGGTGGGGGCGGATGGTTTGCCGATGACACGTACTCCCTCAATACTGCGGCGGATACGGCGACTGCTGTCCCGACAGTAGTCCCGGCGCCGGGCCTTGCGGCGCGCCCGGCATCGGCATGGTGGGCAGTTGCGGTGCTCCCATCGGCGTCGGCATGCCGGGTGAGGCGCCAAGGCCCCCCGGCATGCCTGCCGGCATTGGCGGGGTTGGTGCGGCTCCCGTCATGCCGGGTTGCGGTGCAGCTCCGCTCGCCAGCGGCGCCGCACCCGGCATGGGCGGCGGTGCTGGCGGCGGCACCGGCGGCGGCGTCGGCAGCCGGGTTTGCGGCGGCGGGGCGGTGATCTGCATCAATGCGCGCGTAATCGCATCACGCGGATTGCCCGCGCCCGCGCCGCCATATCCATATCCGGCCATTATGCGGCCTCCTGTCGTGAGAATATCGGCGGCGGCACGCCGTGATGAAAGAACTTGCCGGCATGCCATGTCTCTTGCGTCAGCGCCGCCAGCACGCCATCCCGTTCACGTCCGAACAGCCGGCGCAACAGCGTGAATTCATAGCCCAGCATCGCCAGTTGCCGCAGCAGCCGCTCATTGTCGGCCGGCACTCGCATGACCGCCAACTGGCATTTGCAATCGACGAACGGATAATAGTGCATCAGCCGTAGCGTCTCGCGCGTCAGCCAGCGCGGATCGATGGCCGCGCCGGAAATTTCGATGATCGCCGCCTCCGGGTCGTGATTGTGAAAAACCAGGCCGCCGATCAGCCGCTCGCCGTCGACCACACCCAGCGTCATGATTTTGTCGCCGAACCCGCGCCGGCAATGCGGAATATGCGCCGCCACGAACGGGCCGACGATGCCGTTCTGCCCGATCAGGTAACGCATAGCGTGGCCTCGATTGCCTGCCGGGCGCCGTTGCTGATGGCGTTCGCCGCCAGCACGCGCAGCCATTTCGACTGGCTGCCCTGTTCGAGCAGGTTGGCCGCCTCGATCTCGCGCAACGCTCGCAGGATCGGCGTGTCCGGCGTAGTGAAAAACTCCCACGGCCGGTCCCTGGTGCAGAAAAAATATGCCAATTCCTCGGCGCGCTCGCCGATCAGATCCCGAATCGTCGCCCGATCCGTGAGCGGCCAGGACTTGTGCCGAAATCGGTTGGTGCCATAGAGGCTGTGAAACAGCCCGGCCGTACAGACCGGCTCGCGGTTGCCCCACTGTTCGAGCAGGGCGTGGGTGCCGCAGAGGTGATCGTACAAGCTGCGGCCGGAATGCTTGACCGCATCGGCATGCGCCCGCTCGATCAGAAAGGCGCGATGCTCATCCCGGATCATGATCGGATCTCGGTTTTGAAGACCAGGACAATCCGCAGCTCCGGGCAGGTCCGCGACACGCCGCGGGCAACGTGCGGCAAACATCCCGGAAATATCACCATCCGGTTGGGCTTCGGATAAACCGCGGCGATGATGTCGGACTTGTCGGCATTGAACACGACCGTTTCGCCGGCCCAGTTCGGCCACCAGACACCATGCGGGTAATACACCGCGGTACGGCTGTCCGGATCGGTGCTGTCGGTGTGCAGCGTGCCATCGCCGCCGTAGGCGTGCGCGTTGGCGTAACAGCGCATCAGCGTGTGACCGCGAAACACGGTATCGGCAAGGCCGCGCCATACCTTGAAAATCAGCGGCGCGTTCTTTTCCAGTTCATCGGCGCAAGGATAGGGCGTTTGCTCGCCGGCATTGCGGTGGCCGGCAAAGTGCAGGTGCCAGAAACTGTAGGCGTCGGTCTTGCGTGAGGATTTCCAGCCGAACCTCCAGCCGCCGCCGCGCAGGAAATTGAATACTTCCTGCCGCTGCAGCTCGGGCAGCATGTCGTCGATCGTAACCAGCCGCTCATCGAGCAGCCGATCGAGCGGCCACTGCCGCTGGTCACCGGGCGATGACTGCTCAATGTAGCTCATGCCCTCTACTCGTCGTCGCCATCGTCGCCGTCGTCGCCGTCGCTATCGCTACCGCTGTCACTACCGGCATCGCTGCCGCTGCTGGCGTCTTCGCCGTCGCTGCTGCTGCTGGCGTCTTCGCCGCTGCTGCTGCTGGCGTCTTCGCCGCCAAAGCCATCAAAACCGTCAAGACCGTCAAAACCACCCTGGCCGCCAAAGCCGCCCTGACCCGCGCCATAGCCGTCATAGCCGCCTTGAGCGCCAAAGCCATCAAAGCCGCCAAGGCCGCCTTGAGCGCCAAAGCCGTCAAAGCCGCCAAGGCCGCCATAACCGGCAAGACCACCCATGTCCGACGGCGCGGCCTCGGCATAAGCGCCGAGTGAATCTGCCAGCGACTCATCCTCGGCTGGCGCAGGAGCCTCGGACGGCGCGGGAGCTTCGTCGGGCTGCCCCTCGACGGAGAGATCGCCGACCGAAACGCTGCCTGTCGGGCCGGCGCCATGACCGGCGCCCGGCCCACCGTAGCCGCCGGCGTGGCCCCCGGACTGGCTTCCGCCGCTGGGCGCGCCCCCCTGGTCGCTCTCGCCGCCAAAACCACCGCTAAAGTCGTCGAAGCCGGAGCCAAACCCTGAATCATTGGTCGCGTCTACGGCGCTCTGACCGCCAACCAGGCCGGGACTGCCGGCCGGTAATCCGAAGGGGGCCGCATTCAGCGCGGTGCTGCCGCGGCCACCAAAGGGGCTATTGGTGAAATCCACACCGGTCCGCCCCAGAGCCCCGACCAGCGGCGGGTTTTGATTGGGAGTTGGCGAGAGGGGAACAAAATTTCCGAATGACTCGAGATTTCCGAATCCCGGAGTACTGAATCCCCGACCGACAAAATCATTCAGCGACACCGCTGGCGGTGCCACCGGACCGCGTGAAGGAGCCGGCGGTGTTGTCGGATCAAATGGCACCGCCGGCACTGGCGCCGGAACCGGCGCCCGGCCGCGGCCCGGCACCACGCCAGGCGGCAATCCCGGCACCGGCGCCGGCGCAGGCGGCAACCCCGGCGGCGGCGGCGGTGTCTGCATGTCGTGATAGGGACCGTGATTAACCGCCGGCTCCTCCGGTGGCAATGTCGGATCGAGCACCACGTTGCTGAACGGCCCCTGCGGGCCGAGCGAAAACCCGCCGCGACCGCTCGGCGCCTGGCCGCCAGCGAGACCGCCGCTATCGCCATACTGCGCCAGCAGCGCCTGAATGATATCCTCACGGCTCATAGCCATGGCCTATCCCTCACACATTGATGCCGGCGTTCTCGTACGTCGCGCCGATCGCCAGCAGCTCCACCTGCGGCAGCGCCTGCTGCGCCACCGTAATTTGCACGATCGGCGCATGCGCAAACCCGGTCTTGCCGATCGAGAGCCAGCGCGTATTGCGCACCGGCGCCACCGCCGGCGTCGGCTGGTCCCAGCGCGCCACGTCCCATAACCCCTCGTCCCAGACCTCGCGAACGCCGGGGTCGGGGCCGACCGGCGGCGGCGGCGGCACCGTCACCAGATAATCGATCGCGGCGTCGAGCTGCGGCAGGAACGGCTGATCGGCCGTCGCGGTGAACACCGCCCGCGCCTGATGCCAGACGATCATCGCGGATGGCGCCTGGAACATCTCCCAGCCGCCGACCAGCGTGGCGACATAAGGCAGCCCGGCATCGGTGCCGCCAATTTCGCACTGCATGATGCGGCCGTCCGACGTGCCGAAAAACATCGCATCGCGCATCATCATGAAACAGAGCGCATCGTAACCGACGAAGCGGCACCACGCCGCCGTGGCGTTGTTCATCACCGCGCAATAGCGATTGCCTTCGAGGCCGCCCGGCCAGGTCACGAAAATGCCGCCGTAGCTGTCCCAGCGCTTCATGGTCCATGGCCGATCGGCCTTCAGCGCTGCTTCCTGCCGCCACATCGAGCGGATCGGCCGCGTCGGCAACGCCAGATCGAGCGTACCGGAATCCTTGCTGATCGCCACGCTCAGCGGGACGATGCCGTCGACCGTCATGATCAGGATATCGCCACCGATCGCCATATGCGCGTTCATGCCCATTGGCTTGCCGATGGCGTAGACGCCCTGCTGCTGCCAGGCGGCCGGATCGCCGGGATTGTTGCCGCTGAAGATGATCAGCTCGCCTTCCGTGGTGACGAACACGCACTTGTCGTCGGTGCCCGATCCGGTATCGCCGGACCAGGTGGCGCCGAACAGCAAGCTGCCGCCCTTGGCATTACTGCCGCCGAGCGGGATCAATTGCAGCGCGCCCTGAAAGCTATCGATGTCGAGAAAATACGCATTCATCGAACCGCCTTCGATGAAAAACATACGGTTGCGATACTTCCACACGTAAGTCAGGTTGGCGCCGTGCTCGACGGTCGACCCGACCGGACCGGTGATCTGATCGGCATCGAACGTGGTCCACGCCGCGCCGTCGTAATACAATGGTGCGTCGCCGGCGTCGTTGACCGCAATCAGATGATTGCCGGACAGGTTCGAAAGCTGCGTCGCCGCATAGTTGCCGCTGTGCTGGCCGGATTTGACGACCAGCGGCAATCGCTCGGACACGTCGAACAGAATAGTCGGCTGCGCCGCGAACATCCGATGAATGTCATCGCCGGCGACATACTCGAACGCCGACACGATCGGCTGGCGCAGCGGGCTCGACAGCGGCGGCACCGGCGCGTCCCACTGCGAGATGTCCCACTCGCCCTCGTCCCAGGCGTCGAGCCCGTGCAGATCGCACCACACGCTGGTGCCACCGCGCAGCTTGACGCCACGCAAGGTCGATACCCAGTTGTCCTGCACGATGGCGCCGCCGGGCGCCATGTAAGCCTGGTTCTCGCTCTCGATGATGCCGCGCGTCGGCGCCGCCAGCGTCGTCGTCTGCAGGCTCTGCGCGTATTGCGCCGGGACAGGTTGCCTACGAAATGCAGCGTATGTGGCCATGCTATCTACTCATGGCGTCGGCAGCGGCCAGGGATAGGCGATGGTGGCATTGACCGTGGACGATATCGGCACGCCGCCGATCAGGACCGGCGCCGGCTGGTCGTGGCCCGCCTTCATCGCGAACGCATCGAAGAACGTTCCCATGTCCTCCGCATAGGGCGACCCCTTGTTGCTTTTCCATTTCCAGATCATGTTCAGCTTCAGCAGCCGCTCGTCGAGCACATAGCTGTCGTCGTCCGCCATGAACCGATCGAGGCGCGCGCCGGCCGTGTTTTTGATGCACAAGTTGGAAATGTAGCCGAATGTCGCGGTCATGCCGGCGCCGAGCGTCGGCTGGATGTGCATGCGATCGCCGAGGATGATGTAGGAACCGCGGCTGTCCCAATACGCCGTCGCACTGCGCCGCAGCCATTCGTCATAACTGCCGATGAAGCGCAATGGCACCAGCGCCGACAGCGACGACCAGACATTGCCGTTGAGCAGCATGCGCCAGAAGTCGTCCGGCATGGCGAAGTCGGTGGCGACGCCATCCCCGGTCAGCGTCGCGGTGCCGGTCAGCGCCGACCAGTCGCGGGTATCGCGCGCCATCTGCTGCGCCATCTCGTTGGCGCAGGCCAGCATTTCCTGCTGCGTCCGCTGCGCATTGAGGCTGCCGAAAATGGTCGTCAGGCGCTCGACGCCGACCACTTCGCAGACATCCTGCACGACGCTAAGGAGCGACATCGCTCAAGCCGCCTTCGTGGTAGCGTCCTCGGCCATGCGCTTGAGCACTTTCTGCGACAATGCCCCGTGCGGCGCATGACCGGTGCGCTCGGTGATGTATTCACGCAATTGCTCGACGCTCATGTCGTCAAAACTTTCCCTGTCCTTGGGCGCGCTCTTGAGCGCGGCATTGTCGTCCTCCAGCACGCGATTGCGCGCGCGCAGCGCTTCTAGCTCCGCCGCCGCTTCCAACGCCGGGGCGCCGTGCCGGGCCTGCTCGATGTAAGCCTCGGCCTGATTCTTCAGCTCGCGTCCGCCGGGGCCGAGGTTTTTCAATTCCTGCCCGTCGATATGCGCCAGCGCCTCGGCGGTATAAATGTTGAGCCCGCGCAATTCGGCGCGCCGCGCCGCCGTCAGGAACGGCACGAATTCCAGCGGCGTGCCGGTGCGGGTCTGCGCGGTTTGCGCCGCGAATTGCTTGTACTGATGCGCAAACCGCTCGGCGTAGGTGATCGAACGCTCGCCGCCGCTGTACAGATCGCGTTTTTTCTCCGGGCAGAACGCATGCGCCGGGAATATCTTGACGTCACGCGATCCGGGCTGGCGGATTTCGCAAATCTCCACGTCGTCGAAAATCGGCCGGCCTTCCTTGAGGCTCTTGGCCGGATTTTCCTGCGTGCCGTTCTTGAACAGCACGATCAGCACACTGTCGGGGTCTTGCAGCAGCGCCATTTGTTTTGCTCCGTTGAGAAAACCGGTGCCGGCGGCAGATTCCGGCACCGGCCGCAGCCGCGTGGGAGGAGTGGCAGAAGAGCCTACGCGGCTGGGTTAGAGTCGAAAAACCTCCAATTATACAATGGGTTAACTTGGGTCAACTCGCCAGCCCAGCCTATGAATTGAGCAATAGCGTCCTTGTCAATCGGCATTTGACCATCCCCATCGAACAGCTTGTCAAAGTTACGATTGGGGTGATAGCGCAAACGCAAACTGTCGGTGTTGAGCCCGAACGTGGTGTTGGCCGGCATGTTGGAGCCGATGCCGCCGTCGAGCACGATCTCGGCGCGCTTGCCGCCGCCGATGTATTCGAGCGCGGAAAAGCCAAGTTGCCCCAGCGAGGTTTCGTTGGTCTGGCGCTGGATCGCCACGGTGGCGGCGTCATAGGCCGCGTAATGCTCCGGCGACATCAGCAGCAGATCGGCGTAATCACGGCCGCGCGATTGCCGCGTCATGATGGCATTGAGAAACGGCCTGATCGTCGCCGAGGTGACCTGCGTGCCGATCGTCGCGTTGAAGCTCTGCGCGTCGAAGACCTGCGTGCGCCAGATGATGGCGGTGCCGCGATCGATGCCGCCATAGACGCCCGAGGTATTGACGATCGGAACCGCAGTGGCGAGGCCGGTGATCTGCTTGCCGCCGTTGGCGGTGCCGTCGCTGTAAATACCGGCGTCCATGGTGTCCTCGAGCGCCCGCTCGGCAGCGTCGATATAGGCGTCGTAGACATCGATCAGCTGCCCCTCGCCCTCGTTGTTGAGGATTTCCTGCATCGACAGCACGATCGGCACGACCACGAACTTTGGACTGAAAAACGCGTCGTTGAACAGATCGATCGCGGGATTGAGCAACTGATCATAGCCCGAGTACCATTGCGCATTCTGCTTGCCGATCTGCAGCGTCTGGCGGATTTGCGGACCGTGATAGGTCTGCCACAATCCCTTGCGCCGCATGACCGCCAGCAGCGCGTTGTTGTTGCTCACCAGGTCCTGATAATCGGCGGACCGCTCCTCCAGCGTCATCGATAGAATCTGCTGGTAGGCGGCATTTGAAGTGATATTGGGCATTTTGTTCGCTCCACATGCCGATGCCACCAGGCATTGGCGAAATGAGAAAGATCAAAGCGACCCATTGGCCTTGCGAATGGCGGCGGCAATGACGTCGCGGCGATTTGACGGCGGGGCGCCGGCGCGGCGGGGCGCTTTGCCGTTCGAGGGGGCAGCGCTGGGAGCACCGGAAATGGAACGGTCGACGGTGCGGGTCTGAGCCGCGCCATTGGGACGGGTCTGAGCCGTCACTCCGTTCGGTCGCACGTTCGGTTGCAGCAGTTGCGCGCGCTGATAAGCCTGTTCGAGGCCGTGACCGGCGCGCAATTCCTGCACGACGACATCGCTGAAGCCGGCCTCATCAATCCGCGGGTGAGTCTCGGCGAACCGGTCAACCCCCCGTTTCGTTTGATTGTACCGCTGGCGCTGCTGTTGCTGATTATGCATATGCTGTAACGCCGCCGTCAACTGCATCACCTGCTGGGTCAATTGCGCAATCTGCGCGTTATGCGCGCTGGTGACGTTGCCGGTTTGGGTCAGCGCATGCTGCTCGGGCGTGCGCGACAAGACGTAATGCGCAATGTCCGGTAGCGTGATCTGCTGCCCGTCAGCGGTGCGCAAGTTCATATTGCGTACCAGCACATCGAGCCCGCCGATCGGGTCCGAACGCAGCCTGTTTTCCATGCCGACATAATTGCCGAGCGCGCGATCGAGCGTGGTGCCGTGCGAGCGCGCCAGGTCGTAATACGGCTTGATCGGCGCGAATGCCTCATGCGTCGCCTTGGCCCGCTGATAGAAATTGCCGAACTCGCGGTGCATGCGATGCACGTCCTCGCGCACGCTCGCCGGTGCCGCGTGCCATTCCGCCTTGGCCGCATTGCTCATGCGCCGCAGCGGCTCGCGGTACGGATCAGCCGGCGGCAATGGATTGGCCGCCGGCGCGCCCGGCGATGGCTGCCGGACGGGGGAAGGGGCTTCCGGCCGCTCCTTGGGCACGAAATGCCCGTGCTCGCCGCGCTCCACCGGCCGCTGCCGCAGATTGAGCGGCGCCTCGTTCGTGGTCTTGCTCGCCACCTTGGGTTGGGGCTTCTCGGCCTTGGCCGCGACTTTGGGCTTGGCCTGCTCGATCGGCTCAGGCGGCTGATTGTGCCCGATGCGCGCCTTCGCTGGCGGCAGCTCGACGCCCTCCCGCGACTTCGCAAACGCCCGCTGAATGGCTTCCCGCCGGCTTTCCGGACGGCCGTGCGCCGTCACCTCGCCCGGCGGCCGCGGCGGCGCCTGCGATCCGACCGGCGCCGGCGTATTGACCGGGTTCTGATCGACGACGACTTCGTGCACGGGCGGCGGTGCTGCCGGTACCGGCGCCGCGGCGGGAATATCGGGCATGGGAAACCCCTCTGGCCGGCCGATCCAGGTTGCGTACTCAACCCAAATCAGCGATAAGACGGCGTTTTCCCACGCACATTGAGATCAACTTTAGCCCCGCGCTGCCCGCGGGGTCTTTTTCATTGCGTTGCCGATGGCGTCACGGCGCTTTTGCCGATTGGCTTTGGCCTGATCGGCCCGGAAGAACTCTTCACCCACCGATTGCGGGATGCCGGCCTTTTTGGCAAAGGCCGGATTGTGCGCCACCGCGCGAAACAGCGCGGCTTGCTTCTTACTTTTGCTCGGCACGGGGTCGCCGCCCTTGCTTGTATTGCGCGATCGCGCGTTCGAGAGCACGCCGCCGCTCGGCCGAACTGCTGTGAATACGTTGCTTCGGCTTGGGCTTTTCCGTCCCTACTTCGGTCAGCCCGAGCGCCCGGCCGACCGCGCGGAATTTAGCCTTCGATGTGTAGAGCATGCCGTCGACCTGCTCCAGCGCGTCCATCTCATCGCGAATGATCATCGGGCACGGCAGCGCCGAACGCGCCGGTGGCGGGCTCGGCTTGACGAAACGCCATCGATTCGGTGCGATCTCGACCAGATCGTTTGGTTCGCTCATTTGTGCTTCTTGTGATGCCTGTCATCATGGCGCCTGTCATCATCGTGCCGGTCTCGGGCATCGCGCGTATCGGACGCTTCCGTAAACTCGAAGTCGACCGGATCACTGTGCAGCGTGCCGTTGCGCACGTAGCACTGCACCGTCGCCGGCGCGGTCCATAGCGACGGCTTGAGGCCGGTCGAGACCGTGCCGTCGTCCTCCAGCGTCGTCGGCTCGTCGTGTGATGCGAAGTAAATCACGGTGTCCGGGCCGAAATTCTCGCCGGTGATGGTGAGCGTGAGATCATCCGCGCCGATCTCGGCGCTGGTCGGATCGATCGAAATGATACTCGGCTTGACCGACCCGGCGACATGATCGAAAGCCGGCGTTTGCGGCTCGTTGATCGATTGGATTGCCATGACTAACTCCAGGTAAATGTTTGCGCCGTCGTGGTGACCGCGCCACCGGTGACGACGGTGATCGGCCAGGTTC